GTGTTTTGTTTCTATTGTTTCACGAGAGCCACTTTAAAAGGTGGCTTTTGTGTTTTTAGTCGATACCTAAATCGGTTTAGGTCTAAATTATTTGTAGGGTTTAAAAAATTGCCTTTACTTCGCAGAAACAAAAAACAAACAATATGAAAACGAAACACACACAGGGCAAATGGATTGTATTAAAGTCTAACGAACTTGAATCCACTATTATTACTGAAAATCAAATAAGAATTTGCGAGGTTAAATCTTTTACAGGTTCATCTTTTAACGATGCGACTTATGAAGAGCAAATAGCTAACACTAAATTAATTGCTTCTGCTCCTGAATTATTAGAGGCTTTAATGTGCGCTTACTTAAATTGTAAAAAATTAACTCCTGAGGCGGATGAGTTTATTAAGTCAGTAATTTTAAAAGCAACTGTATGATTATCGAACTAGAACTATTCGGCAACCTAACTGTTATGAATGTAGAGGTAACAGGCTATTTTACTCAATATACAGAAGCTACATACTGGCAACCATCAGAAGGCGGTTACTTCGAGATTGAGAAGATTGAGCGTAAAGGACGTGACATTACTAATCTACTTGACAAGTTAAAAGGTAATAAAAATTTACTAGAAGATATTGCAAATAACATTGAGGAAAACTATAACGATTAAAAACAAAACAAAATGAAAAAATCAATTTTAAGTATTTTTGAAGCTGCCGAAAAAGGTGGCTACAAAGTAACAGAGATTAACTGTAACAAGTCAGGATGCAAGGTGTGGTTAGAGCGTGACTACCTATTTATTCATTGTTACTTTGATCTAAGTAAAAATGAGTTTAAGCATCATTATTTATCTGTAATGGACGATAAATTTATTTTAGCCAAAGGCGTAAACTTCTCTAAATAATTATTAAATTTGTAAAACAATTAAAAACAAAACACTATGAAATTCGAAATTATCAAAGACATTAAATTAGACGGTACAACTTACTATCTAGTTTACACAACTACCTCAGAAGGTATCAGACATTATCATACTCTTTTTACAACTGAAGAGGAGGCTTATGATTTTATGAATATCCTTATCGAAAACCACGATCAAAAAGGTTACCCAAAACAAGAGGTTATTTTTTCACAAACATTTTAATTATAAATTATGAGCAACGTACAATTCCCATCAGGCATAAGTGCCTTCAAACCGAATGATAAAGCACCTTCATTTATCAAAGCTAATTTAAGTATTAAAAAGGCTGAGTTAATCGAGTGGTTAAAATCACAAGGTGACACCGTTAAATTAGATTTAAAAGAATCAAAAGATAGCGGTAAGTATTACCTATCTGTAAATGATTTCACAGCTACTAAAAAGGATGAAACTAAAGCGGGTGCATATACTGAGCAAGTAAAGAAACAAGTAATTGAATCGGATGACTTACCATTTTAAAAACAAACTAAAAACAAAACACAATGGACAAAAGAGAAACACTAAAAAAACTATTCCTAGAGAATGGTTTAGAAAAAGAGGACGTATTTAAGTCGCCTCAGGGTTATGTGATAATCACACGCTCAGGTATTGAGAAAATCCAGTACAAAAATAAGATTGAGATTGATTTCTCTAGTGAAATGTTAGCTAAAGATTTTGTAGTAATTAAAGCTACTGGCACGAAAAAGCTAGTAACTGAAAAAGGTATTAGCTACGATTTACAGATTGAAACTTATGGCGAGGCTTCACCTGAAAATTGCAAAAATAAGTACATCGTTTCTATGGCTGAAAAAAGAGCATTATCGAGATGCGTATTAAAAATGGTAGGTTTCTATCAGTTAGGTGTATTTGGCGAAGATGAGGCGGATGCTTTCACACGAACTAATGAGCCAGTAGATGGAATGGATTGATGAGTTACTAGACGATTCTCCTAAGCCTGAGTTAATCGGTGTATGGTTTGAATCTATGATTGAGGGAATGATAGAATGTGCCTCGATAGACGAGAGATTGAGGCACTCACTCATAATTGAGTTAAGGGATGGGTTAACTTGGCATAGGGCAAATGATATTAAAAGGATGCTCGAAGATTACCAACCCGATCCAATTACTCAGGGAAGTAAATATACATTAAGTGACATCACTAGAAAACTAAAGCAAATAGTAAATGAATAAAGATAGATTTTACCAAATTTTCTACGGTTATAAAAAAAGAGAATGTACTACTAGGGATTTAAAAGAATTACTAGAGGCTTATATTTTTGACCGTACAGGTAAATCTATTAGCATTAATTCACTATCTATGATTCACGATACTGATCGTACTAATAGTATGCTATCCTATGCCTTTGATTATTATAACGAAAAATTTAGCCAATGAAATTAGAAAGTATAATTCCTGAGATTAAAAAAATAATCATTGATTCTAATAAGACAAATGACATCGACAAGCTAATAGGGTTCAATCTACGAATGGCGGGTTATTCATTTTATCTAGGCGAATATGTTAATGACTGTTACCGTACATCATTAGACTGTTACAACCTTCGTAAAGAATTTGAGGCTAATTACATTGTTACTGGTGAAGGCGGGGTAAGTAGGTTACAAGCTGAGAGCATCGTTAAATCGAAAGAATATAGGGTTAATGAGGTGGATAGTGAAGTATTACATAATAGGTTAAAAGGTTATCAGAATAATATTGATCAGTTCATTCAGGCGAATACTCAGAAAATTGCACACCTCAGAAAAGAATTTGAAAATAGTAAGAAATAAATTTTGTAGATTAAATAATTATACTTAACATTGCGCCATCCTAAATGACCATACGGATTATGAATAAAAATTCACATTTAAAATATACCCCGAAATTAAGATAGGTCTTGTAACGCTCGTTGCAAGTGGTCGACTATTTTAACAAGGGGTTTCCTTATTTATGGCTATTAATAAAAAATCTTTTGTGCTTTATTCCGATCAAAAAGTAATTATTGACTTGTTAACGGATGAACAGGCGGGTAAATTGCTTAAACATTTATTAGCGTATGTTAATGATGAAAATCCTGTTTTGGATGACGTTTTATTAAATATTGCGTTTGCTCCAATTAAGCTACAACTCAAAAGAGATTTAGAGAAATGGGATGATATTAAGTTAGTTAGGTCTAAAAATGGTAAGGCGGGAGGTGTTAAAAGTGGTGAAGCAAAACGAAGCAAAACGAAGCAAACAAAGCAAAGTGAAGCAAATGAAGCTGTAAATGTTAATGTAAATGATAATGTAATAAATAATATAGATAGTAAACAAACCCTTTTTAAAAACTCTATCTATTTTGATAAGGATAAATTTAAAGAGGCATTTCCTGAATGGTCAGTTGAGAAACTTAAACACTATTACGATTCAGCTTTAGACTGGTCAGATAGTAAAGGTAAGTTAATGAAGGACTGGAAGGCAACTATACGAGGGTGGGCGAGAAAGGATGAACAGGAAGGTAAGATAAAGTTTGATGTTAAAAAACCAACTATTAGTATTAATAATCAATTCGCATTAATGAGATAAATATAAACAACTAAACAAAACAAAATGGATTACAATGATTTCATTCAAAACAAAAAGCACTCAATCGGAAACTTTGGATTTGAGGCTAATTTCATTCCTGATATAGCTTTTGACTTTCAAAAGTTTATTATCGAAAAGTCTGTTAAAAAAGGTAGGATAGCAATTTTTGCCGATACTGGATTAGGTAAAACTTTAATTCAATTATCAATAGCTAAGAATATTGTTAATCATACTAATAAAAAGGTTTTAATATTAACTCCTTTAGCTGTTGCCTTTCAGTTTATTTTAGAAGCTGAAAAATTAGGTATTGACGACATCGAATATTCAAAGGATGGCAAACACTCAAAGAAAATAGTAATATGTAATTACGAGCGGTTACACTATTTTAATGAGAATGATTTTGTAGGTGTTATCTTAGATGAAAGTTCAATACTTAAAAACTTTGATGGTGCTATTAAATCACAGGTAACATCATTTGTTAAGAAAATACCTTATCGTTATTTATCCACAGCTACGCCTAGTCCGAATGACTTTATAGAACTAGGAACAAGTTCAGAGGCTTTAGGGTACATGGGTTATATGGATATGTTAACAAAGTTTTTTAAGAACAATCAAAATAGCGTAGATAGTACTAATAGAAATATTGGTGAAAAGTTTTATTTAAAGCCTCACGCTGAAAAAGATTTCTTTGCATGGGTTAATCAGTGGTCTATAATGGTTAAGATGCCATCCGACTTAGGGTTTTTAAATGATAGATATGCCTTACCTAAATTGATATTAAATAAGCATACTGTAGAAAATCAAAGTCTAATTGATGTTAATGGTCAGATTCAAATGTTTACTCCTATTGCTAAATCTATGACAGAGGTTAGACATGAGCAAAAACAAACAGAAGATAAAAGATGCGAAAAGGCTATTGAATTAGCAAAAGATAAAACTTCTGTTTATTGGTGTAACACTAATAACGAAAGTAGTATTTTAAAACATTCCGATAAGGATGCTGTTGAAATTATCGGTAGTCAATCAATAGAACGTAAAGAGGAAATACTACTAGCATTTTCAAAAGGTGAAATAAAAAGAATTATTACGAAAGCTAAAATGACTTCATTCGGTTTAAATTGGCAACATTGTAATCATTCAGTATTTTTCCCTACTTGGTCATACGAACAATACTACCAAGCTATAAGAAGGTTTTGGAGGTTTGGACAAAATAATGACGTAACAATAGACTTAGTTGTTTCCGATGGACAAACTAGAGTATTAGAGGCTTTACAACAGAAAACACAAAAGGCTATCGAACTTCATGAAAACCTAACTAATAATGTAAATAGACAGTTTATTCACAAAACAAAAGAATTTAATAAAGAAATAATTAAACCAAGTTTCATATAACCTAAAACAAAACAAAATGGAAAACAAAGTAAAAGACCAAGTAGTAACGGATAAATATGCAATATACAATTCAGATTGTATGTTAGTGTTACCTACTTTAGAAAATGAAAGCATTGATTTATCAGTGTACTCCCCACCATTCGCAGGGCTTTATAATTATTCAAGCTCAGAAAATGACTTTAGTAATTGTGAAAACAAAGAACAATTTTTACAGCAATATGAATTTCTAATAAAAGAAGTTGCAAGGGTAACTAAGAAAGGTCGTATTAGTGCTGTTCATGTTACCGATGTGTTTGATAATACTTGTCGATTATGGGATTTCCCTCACGAAGTAATTAAATTACATGAGAAGTACGGATTTGAATATCGTAACCGTATTACTATTTGGAAAGAGCCTTTAAAGGTTAGAATGAGAACAATGGTTCAATCTTTAATGCATAAATTTATAGTAGAAGATTCTACTAAATGTTTTACAGCTATGCCTGATTACGTTTTAATATTTACTAAGAAAGGCGAAAACCAAGTGCCAGTAACTCATAAGTTCGGAATTAATCATTATGCAGGTGAAATACCTATTTTACCTAATATTTTAAGAGCATGGAATAACGCTAATAATTCTAATCTTAATGAAGTAGAATTATGGGAGCACTTAAATAATATAAATGAAGAAGGTAAAATTACAAAACTTAATCATTATATTTGGCAACGATACGCATCTAGTGTTTGGGATGATATTAGAATAGATAATGTTTTACCGTTCAGAGATTCAAAAGAAGAAGATGACGAAAAGCACGTACACCCATTACAATTAGATGTAATTGATAGGATAGTAGAATTATATTCAAATCCTAATGAAGTTGTTTTAACTCCATTTATGGGAGTGGGTAGTGAGGTTTTTAGTCCTGTATCTATGGGTAGAAAAGCTATCGGTATTGAATTAAAAGATAGTTATTATAAACAGTCTATTTTAAATTTAAAAGAAGCTGAAATAAGATTCAGAGAAAATAGTAAACAATCACTTTTATTTAACGACTAAACAAAATGATAGTAACGATAAAGGATAAACAAAAGCAACTGAATAGATTCAGAGAGAAAGGGGAATACTTTAAAACCCTATCTACTGGTTTGTCTACATTAGATGAAATCTATCGCATAGTGCGTGGTTATCCTTTATTTATCGGGGGTGCTGTTCATCAGGGTAAATCTGAGTTCACATTAGAACTAGCGGTATCATGCGCTAAGTTACATGGGTTCAAGTTTGCGGTTTACTTAGGTGAAGCGGGATTAACCGAAATATCAATAGCAGAGATTTGTCAGAAGTATATCGGTAAACCATACTTAGGTCAGTTTGCAATGAGTGAATCAGATTTAATAGAGGCTCACCAATTTATAGAGCATCATTTTGTATTCCTGCAAATAGAAGATTTGACCGTAAAATCATTTTACGAAGAGGTGGATAAGGCAGAAAAAGAACTGGGGATAAAATTTGAAGGTACTATTCTGGATCCCTTTAACGATGTACGCAATGAGTCGGGTAATCATGGCGGTACTCACATTTGGTTAGAAGAGGATTTAAAATATATCCGTAAGGTTTCTGAGAAGTCAAATAGATTAGATATTGTAGTGTTTCACGTTAGCGATATTAAACCAATGAAAGACGATAATACTGGTCAATGGTATGTACGAGGCGCATTGAAAACTGAATGGGCAGGAGGGCAAGTAGTGAGCCGTAGGGCAATGACTATGCTACTTGTTTACGTTCCGCCTGAATGGTTATGCGATGAAACAGGGCAACCATACGGTAAAAACAAAACTATTGTTTATAATCAAAAGGCTAAGCCGAAAGGTAGCGGTAGGTTAGGTCATGCTGTAATTAATTGGGACTGGAAAAAGAATAGATATTTTGAGGAGGTGAATGGAGTTAGAAAATATATGCTAGATAAACCTACTAATAAAATTGCACCTCAGATGCCGATGAACGTAGGATTCGATTCAGTAATTAATGAAAACCCTTTTTAATGGAAGAGATTAACACACTAAAATTAAAGGCTCGTATATTAGCAATGGCTACTTACCTTTATTCGTCAACTGAAAAAGAAGGCATAAGCGAAGAGCGTAAAGAGTTTGCATATAAG